CGACAACAGTTGTGGCTTCTACTGCCAATGGTCGTATGGTCTTTGATGCTATCAATGGACGTGTGACAGTAACTCTGTCATCTACCATTACAGGCGATATCGATGCTGGTCGATATGCCTATGACTTAGTTTTAGATTCAGGAACTACCATAACAAGAATTCTTGAAGGTAAGTTCATCGTGACAGGAGCCGTGACTACGTGAGTACAATTATCGTAATTGAGTCCATTACTCCACAAGTTGCGGTAGAGTTTTCAGCAGATCAAGGAGCGCAAGGTGGCGTAGGAGCCACAGGTCCCACAGGTCCGACAGGACCTACTGGCCCTGCAGGTTCTACAGGAACCACAGGTTCTACTGGAGCCACAGGCGCTACAGGTGCAACAGGAGCAACAGGTGTTACAGGAAGTACTGGACCGACTGGTGCCACAGGCCCTACGGGGACGACGGGTGCCACAGGACCAACAGGACCCATTGGCGCTACAGGCGCTACGGGACCAGAGGGAGCAACAGGTCCAACAGGACCTATTGGTGCTACAGGCCCAGTCGGAGCGACTGGACCAGTTGGTGCAACAGGTGCCACAGGTGCGACTGGACCAGTAGGCGATACTGGTATAACAGGTCCTACAGGGCCTACAGGCCCTATTGGAGCCACTGGACCGCAAGGAGTGACAGGTGTTACAGGAGCGACAGGTCCTGCTGGCGCTACAGGCCCTACAGGGCCTCAAGGCCCACAAGGTATTGACGGTGTTACAGGACCTACGGGTCCTGCGGGAGCAACAGGACCGACTGGAGCAACAGGTCCTCAGGGAGCACAAGGAGTAACAGGTGATGTTGGACCTACTGGCGCTACTGGCCCTGTTGGTGCCACTGGCCCTGCTGGTGATGTTGGAGCCACTGGACCAGTTGGAGCAACTGGACCTACGGGACCACAAGGACTTACTGGACCCACTGGAGCCACAGGACCAACTGGTCCTAGCGGATCCAATGCAACGGCGTTGCCAGACATACTAATGCTAGGCGGTATGTAATAATCTCTCTATGAGATTTCACGTCGTATCACTACCACATACCCAGACAACTAAAGATTACGCAGGGTGTGCGTATACTGAAAAGGTACGTAGGTTCTGCAATATGATGAAGGGCTTAGGCCACACAGTCTATCTCTATGCAGGTGAAGAGAATGAGGCTGATGTAGATGAACTTATCCCTTGTATCACAGAAACGCAACGACGTATCGTCGTAGGCAAGAAACCATATGTAGAAGCACCGTTTGATTACAAGTTACCTCACTGGCAGAAGTTCAACAAGAAAGTTGCAGATGAGATACGCAAGCGTGCAGAACAGAAAGACTTTGTATGCGTTATCGGTGGTGGCTCACATCAACCGATAGCACTGGCTCTGCCAGGAATGATGGTCGTAGAGTTTGGTGTCGGATACTCTGGAGTATTTTCTAACTACCGAGTATTTGAATCCTACGCTTGGATGCACAGCATCTACGCTCAACATAGAGATGCAGCAACAGCAGATGGTTCATTCTTTGATGCGGTGATTCCAGGCTACTTAGATCCTGAGATGTTTCCGCTAGGCAAAGGCGATGGAGATTACTACCTTTATGTGGGCAGAATGATTGCTCGCAAAGGTGTAGATATTGCAGCGCATATCTGCAAGACCATCGGTGCAAGACTAATCCTTGCAGGCCCTGGTGAACATATACCAAACTATGGTGAATATATCGGTCCAGTAGGACCTGAGAAGCGTGCAGAGTTGATGGGTGGAGCAATCGCTACATTCGTGCCAACGCTATACCTAGAGCCATTTGGCAATGTGAACATCGAGTCACAAGCCTGTGGAACTCCAGTTATTACTACAGACTGGGGAGCATTTACAGAAACTGTCGTACAAGGTGTGACAGGGTATAGATGCCGCAACGTAGAAGAATTTATCTTGGCAACGCAGAACGTCAAGAACTTAGACCGCAAAGCAATCAGGGATAGAGCAGTATCGCTCTACTCCGTAGATGTTATTGCAAAGCAATACGAACAATACTTCCACAGACTAGAGACTCTGTGGGGAGATGGCTGGTATACGGAAGGAAACAATGCCAACACTGTCCGAGATGATCGACGAGGTGAGAACTAACCTACAAGGTTATTCACTCCGTCAAGATCGCATCACTTATGTAAATAACACTGCTGGTCTGACAACTACCAGCCTATCTATTGAAGTCGGTTCTTCAGATAACCTTGCTAAAGGTTTGATTGAGATTGACGACGAACTCATCTGGATTGATTCTTTCAACAAGACCACTAACACCCTAAATGTAATGGGTGCTCCTGCAAACCCGATTGGTCGCGGTTTCCAAGGAACAACAGCATCACCTCACGCACGTTATGCCCAAGTAACTCTAGC